AGAAGATGAGATTACTTGGTCCAGTATTAGGTAGACTACAATCAGAATTATTAAAACCAATGATTGATAGATGTTTTGCAATACTACTTAGAAACAATCAGTTTGCACAAGCACCAGACTTTTTATCTGGTCAAGATATAGAAATAGAATATGTATCACCATTAGCAAAAGCACAAAAAGGTACAGAGCTTTCATCAATTACTAGAGCAATAGAAATATTAGGATCACTTGCTAATGTTGCTCCAGTATTTGATTACATTAACTTTGATGCGTTGGTCAAGCATGTAGCAGACTTAGTTGGCGTACCGCAAAAAGTTTTAAAACTACAATCACAAGTAAACGCTGAGAGAGAACAAGCAGCACAACAACAACAACAAATGGCACAGATGCAACAACTGCAACAAGTAGCCAAAGCAGGAGGAGATATAGCACCGCTAGCGAAAGCATTGCCAGACGAAGCAAGAGCTGTAGCAAATGCAGAAGCGGAATAGTATGGAAGCAAAACAACTAGAGAAATACTTACAAGAACTACAAACAGATTATAAAACAGTATTCAATTCAGACGAAGGCGTAAGAGTCATGGCTGATCTTGAGAAACGATGTCATTTTATGACTACCACAAACATAAAAGGTGATAGTCATGAGAGTGCATATATGGAAGGACAACGCAGCGTTCTTCTATTTATAAAATCAATGCTGCAAAAAAAGGATAGATAAAATGTCAAGCGAACAGATAACACAGGAAACTGTGCCTGTAGAACAGACAACTACAGAAGCACAACCACAAGCAACACAATCAACTGTTGCCAAAGCAGACACACCTGCACCACAACCCACCCAATCAACTTGGAAAGATACTATTAGCGAAGTCTATAGAAACGATCCTAACATTGAAAAGTTTACAGAGATAGATGCACTTGCAAAGTCATACATCAATGCAACTAGAATGATTGGACAAGATAAGATGGTTGTGCCTAATAAAAATTTTACTGAAGATCAATGGGAAGAAGCCTATATGAAAATGGGTAGACCAGATTCTGCAGATAAATATTCATTAGATGTAAAATCAGATGTTGTTTCTTTAGATGAACAAGCTATCAAAAGTTTTCAAGATCAATCTTTTAAACTTGGTTTGAATAACGAACAAGCAAAAGGTGTCTTGGATTTTTATAAAAATAATATGGAAGCACAAAGTCAGCAAGCAAAAGTAGATGTAGAAACATCACAAGCTCAAGCTCAAAACTTACTTAGACAAGAATGGGGTAGAGATTATGATGCAAATATCTCTAAAGCTAAATCTTTGGCTGCTGCCAATCTATCACCAGAAGTTTTTGAGATGCAACTAGCAGATGGAAGTAGACTTGGAGATAATGTTGATGTTATCAAAGGCTTTGCAAAGATTGCAAATATGATGTCAGAAGATAAAATATTATCTACTGAATCTGAAAATATGGATAGAAGTGAGGATATTCAAACTGAAATAGATCAAATTATGAATGATAAGAATGGTCCATATTGGAACTCTTCTCACCCTAATCATGATAAAGTTGTTCAACAAGTTTATACTTTGAGGGAGATGTTAAGTGGAAGCAAATGAACATCTTAATAATGAAGAGATTAGACTTGAGATTTTAAGGATTGTTAAAGAAACAGGAACAGAGTTTCAGAAACAAGACCCCTTGCCAATCTGCGAAATTTATTATAAATGGATTAAAGGTAAGACAATTCGTAAGAACCTTACTGGCAAGAAGGAATAGACTTCTAGTCTAAAAGACTTAAAATCCAAGAGATGCCTGCGTAGGCGGATAACTTCTCTGATTGTTTAACATAAATGATAACAATGGGAGACTAATATGTCATCACAAGTAACTACAGCATTTGTACAGCAGTATTCTGCTAACATTCAAATGCTATCTCAACAAATGGGATCGTTATTAAGAGACAAAGTTCGTCTTGAATCTGTTGTTGGAAAAAATGCTTTCTTTGACCAAGTAGGGAAAGTAACTGCTGTTTTAAAAACTAGCAGACATTCTGACACTCCACAGATCGACACTCCGCATGCTAGAAGAAGAGTATCTCTTGCGGATTACGAATTTGCGGATTTAATAGATCAACAAGATAAAGTGAGACTCTTAATAGACCCGACTTCATCTTATGCTCAAGCTGCTGCTATGGCAATGGGTAGAGCTATGGATGACGTGGTAATCAGTGCCGCTACAGGAACTGCATTTACTGGCGAAACAGGATCAACTTCAACTGTATTACCTTCTGCACAGAAGATTACAGAAAGTGGTACTGATGGTTTAACTATTGCAAAGTTAAGAACTGCAAAAGAAAAGTTCGACTTAGCAAGTGTAGACCCATCAATCGCTAGATTTATCGTGGTATCCCCAAGACAAATCACTGATCTATTAGGTACAACTGAAGTAACAAGTTCAGATTTCAACACTGTTAAAGCATTAGCAAATGGTGAAATCAACTCGTTCTTAGGTTTTAACTTTATAGTATCAAACAGACTATCTATTGCATCTTCTAAAAGATCATGTATCGCATTTGCACAGGATGGTATTACACTAGCAGTTGGTAAAGATGTACAAGCTCGAATTGACGAAAGAGCTGACAAATCTTATGCTACTCAAGTGTACTACTGCATGAGCATTGGTGCTACAAGAATGGAAGAAGAAAAGGTAGTTTCAATAGAAGCACACGAAGCGTAATAGAAGGAGGATATAATTATGGCTGACTCAATACAACAAGCTAAGATTGATTCTACACCTTCACAAAAAGTGAAAGCAAACGAACTTGCTGGTAGAGTAAGAGTTGCTTTTGCTGAATACGAAGCGAGTGCAGAACAATCAACAGTTCACATGTTTAGCATACCAAATGGTGCGAGACTTTTATCAGGCTCAGTAGCGTATGATGCGTTAGGATCATCGACTACTATTTCTGTAGGTTACGCAGCACACACTAAAGCAGATGGTACAAGTGAAGCAGCAGACGTAGATCAATACAAAGCTGCGGCAGCTTCAACTTCTGCAGAAAGTGTTGCAGTGTTAGACACGATTGCATTAGACAAAAATGCAGTAACAGATGCCAACAAAGATGGTGTTCCAGTTACAGTTACATTAGCAGGTGCTAATGGTACTGGTACTATTCAGTTGCAAATGTTATATGTAATTGACTAATAACTAGAATTTTAGGGGAGGAAAGCGAGAGTGGAACTCCCCTAGGATGCAATGAAACAAATTAAAGATTTAAAAACTGTATTACATTTTAAGAAAGGTAACTATGTATACAGATACATACTGGTAGATAGGTTTCAGTATGGTCCTAAATATCATTATGGATTTGATATGAAGGAAGAAAGATTAGAACAAGAAATCCATGCCTTAGAAAAAGATAGACACATAAGGCGTAAGTATATTATAAGGAAGTAGTATGGCATCAGTAGTAGATATTTGTAATGGATCGTTAAATCAATTAGGTGCAACAACTATTGTTTCCTTAACAGAAGATTCAAAAAATGGCAGACTATGTAATGCTAGATACACTCAGATAAGAGATAGTGTATTTAGATCACACCCTTGGAACTGCTTACAAAAAAGATTAGAACTATCATCATCAACAGATACTCCTGCTTGGGGATTTAGTTTTAAATATGATTTACCCGGTGATTGTTTAAGATTACTAAGAATATTAGATTTTGATTCAAACCACAAAGTAGAAGGTAGATCAATTCTATCTAACAACTCTTCTATGAAGATATTATATATCTCAAGAGTTACAGACCCAAATCAATATGATGAAAATTTAAGAGAAACATTATCAGCAGCATTAGCTGCAGATATAGCATACGCTATTACATCTAACAATACCACGCAACAAAACATGATTGCTCTTTATCAAGAGAAATTAAAAGACGCTAGATTTGTAGATTCAACTGAAGGATATAATACTACTCAAGAAGATGGAATGGCAGATGTTATAGATGCTGGTACATTTATAAACGCAAGGTTCTAATACATGGCTAGAGTAGCTGCACAACTTACAAACTTCACAGCAGGTGAACTATCACCAAGATTAGATGGTAGAAATGATCTATCTAAATACCCTGCAGGCTGTAAGACACTTGAGAATATAGTTATCTATCCTCATGGTGCTGCAGCTCGTAGACCGGGTACTCAGTTTATAGCAGAAGTAAAAACAAGTAGTGCCAAAACAAGATTAATACCTTTTGAATTTTCAACAACACAAACTTACATTCTTGAGTTTGGTAATCAGTATATGAGAGTATACAAAGATAAAGGTCAAGTGCTATCAGGTGGTTCAGCTTTTGAAATATCTACACCATACTTAACTGCAGAGCTATTTGATATTAAGTTCGCACAATCTGCCGATGTGATGTACATAACGCATCCTAGTCATGCAACAAGAAAGCTATCAAGAACAGGTCATACAGCTTGGACATTAGCAACTGTAGATTTTACTAATGGTCCATACTTAGATACTAATACATCAACTACAACAATCACAGCTTCAGCACATACAGTAGGAACTGGTAGAACTTTTACTGCTAGTGCTAGTACATTTGTTTCAACAGATGTTGATAGATTAATTAGATTTAGAGATGGTTATGCAAAGGTAACAGGATTTACAAGTGCCACAGTGGTTACTGTTGAAATAATAAAAGATACAGGATCATCTAGTGCCTCTACTGATTGGTCATTAGGTGCATTTTCAGATACCACAGGTCATCCTTCTTGCGTAACCTTCTTTGAACAAAGATTAGTTTTCGCAGCGACATTGAATAATCCGCAAACAATTTATTTTTCAAAGTCAGGTGATTATGAAAACATGGATGCGAATATTGGCGGAACTGTGGCGGATGATGATGCTATTGTTTATACGATTGCATCAAACCAAGTTAATGCCATAAGATTTCTTTCACCAACTAGAACTTTAATTATTGGAACTGCAGGAGGTGAGTTTGCAGTTTATGGAGGTGGAGATAACGATGCGATCACACCAACAAATATTATTATTAAGAAACAATCAAACTATGGTGGAGCAAACGTAGATGCTGTACCAGTAGCTAACGCAACATTATTTTTACAAAGAGCTAAAAGAAAAATAAGAGAGCTTGCATACAACTTTGATGTTGATGGTTATGTAGCACCTGATCTTACAATCCTTGCCGAACACATTACACAAGGTGGTATTACACAAATGGCATATCAAGAAGAACCTTTATCTATTATTTATGCTGTAAGAGAAGATGGAGAATTAGTGGCACTTACATATCAAAGAGATCAACAAGTAGTTGCTTGGCATAGACATATCTTCGGTGGTTCTTTTGGAAC